TCAGCTTAAGAATAGAGTCTAGGTCAGATCCTACGGCTGTAAGAGGAGAACGCGCGTTATAAGACAGTTGACAGAGACTTTCGTTATCCGTTAGCTTAAGAGCCAAGGCTGATATCCATTGATAGTCAGCTGAATCATTTCCTAGGTAGGTTGTCGAGCCATAGATAGACTGATAGGCACCCAGTAGAGCATTCTGGATATTTGTAAATCCATTAAGAATCAATCCCGCCGAAGTAACTACTGGAGGAGAATACGCCATAATTAAGTTTCCTAACTCGTCGAATTACCTAGAGACAATAGAGTTGCTGGGGAGTTACTGATGGTAACTACACCAAAGATGGTATTGACCTCAGCCGAGTAAGTATAACCTCGACCTATGTAGGAAACGGCAAGTGAGTTTATACCTATGACATAAGGCGTAAATGAGGTAATTCTACCTGAGATGAGATTGGTGATAATCTCTATGTTTCTTTGACTACCAGAAGAGCCCAGCATAGACTGAAATAAAGGTAGCCCATCCGAGAGATTTAGAAACCATTCTCCTTCAAACAGTCTCATTCTAGTAGCTAGAATCTGAGTCACCGCATCTAAATCGGATAGGAAGTTACTAAGTCCGTTACCTTGCTGGGGGTCCCATGTCACAGGGTCTAAAGCTCTTACAGTTATAGTTGACATCTAGTCTCCTATGGGTTGTAATACGGAATCTTGACTAGAGTGCCGTTAACTGTAGCGGGGAGATAGCCGGCCGGAGTAGCGGGAAGAGCTGAGGCTGAACCAGATGTGGCCGACGTGGCTGTTGCTGCTGGGATAAATGAGTTAGCTACCCAAGCCGTAGTATTAATCGCGTCGTAATAGATGGTAGTAGCTGTAGCTGACGATGTGTTATCGATCTGAACTTGAGTCTTTATAGAAAGAGCGCCTGAGTTCAAACTGCCTGTGTATGACCGGTTTAAGTTCTGGAATACAGGTACTCCATTAAGCCACAAATCTTGATAGGCAAATGAGTTGGTTGGTGAGTCAAAGGTGTATCGTACTTGAAGATGTTGCCACACATTTGTAGTAGTCAGAAGCGAACCGATGGGGTACGTTGTCGCCAACCAAGAAGACCCTGTCCATACACGCCAGTAACCAGATGCGCTATCCGCTTGAATAGAGGGGTACATCTGATAAGTCCCATTGTAGAGTGTAACATCAGGACCCTCTAGAGCTTGTGGAGTATTAGATGACGATGGAATATAGAACCATAGGTCAACTGTGACATCCGTCAAAAGGGCTGGGCTACTGCTTGGGAATGACGAGTTAGGATGCTGTGTAAATAACTGAGTGTTATAGCCGTTACCATTAGAGGTGAGAGCAATAGAACCACCAGGAGTAATGGAAGGAGAAGAGTTGTTATAAGTCACCGCACTAGACCCGGTGTTTGTTCCACCAGACGGGGCTGTTCCACCTAGTATCGTCCAGCCTCCAGAACCTAGTGTTTGAAGGTTTGGGAATACCGTGGCTCCTGACGGAGGAACACTCACAAACCCATTTATCCCGTAAGAGGGTCCTCCAGTAACAGAAGCGGAAACCGTCTGATTTGGAAATGATCCAGTTACTGTTACATTTGTCCCAGCTACTATACCCGCTGTGGTAGCTCCAGTACCGCCCTCAGCTACTGGTATAGGGGTAGTCAGTCCAGTGAGCGAGGTAATATCGGCATTAGCCCCTGAGGCAGCAGCCCCGATAGCTGTGCGAGCTGCGGAGGACGTAGTAGCCCCAGTACCACCCTCAGTCACTGGGATAGGAGTGGTTAGTCCGGTGAGTGAGGTAATGTCGGTGTTAACTCCTGAAACAGCTGCTCCAATAGCAGTACGAGCTGCAGATGAGGTAGTGGCTCCAGTACCACCCTCAGCTACTGTTATAGGAGTAGTTATTGAGATTATCGGATTAGTACCACCAGTAGAGCTTAACGGAGAGTTGGCTCCTACAGAAGCTACGCCGCTACTAGTACCGCTACTGGTTTGAAGCTTCCAAGCTGCTGGGATTCCAACTCCAGATCCAGTGTCGGTGTATAGCTGCTCAGTGTCAGTAGTATAAGCCAGTACCCCTTTTGTCCCAGTTGATGGTAGGGCGCTTAAGTTACTTAGCGTGCCTTGAAATATAACGTATTGAGACGGCACTAGAATGTTCCTCCGCTGAGTGGCGTAATAACCACGTCTGAACCAGTTATACTGACTACCCCAGTAGCTACTATGTCTACAGTAGCGGTTGCATTGATCTTAACATTGGGGGCTGTTAGAATTATCCCGGTACTAGATAGGTCAATAACCACGGTCTCATCGTCTGATCTGATCTGCATAGATGACGTAGAGTAGTTACTCAAAACATTAGGTTGAGACCACGGCCCAAACAAAGCTATCGCATCAGATAAATCGTGACGACGTCTGTCATATGGAGCATTTACCCCACTGTTTTGCCACCAGCCATCTATACAGGTATCAGAGAATATCAAAAGACACTCGGTACCTTTAGTGATTGGTAGGGTTATAGACCAACCAGGAACGCGCATCATACAGATAGGAACATCTTGAATGGGCTCAATAGTGACTGAGGTGGGAATGTTCTGCGTAGTTCCTGGAGTAGGATTCGTAGGAGTAGCCGGTGGAGGCAGTAAGACAATCTCTTGAATAGCTGGCTGCACTACACAGGTCTGTTTGATAGGGTCAAATGAGACTACGATTCCAGGGATGGATGATCTCAACATACAAGACCACTGCCACGCAGCACCGGCAATAGGTTCTGTAGGAAGACCTAGTCTTTCCTGAATAGATATCATCTAATTCCCCGTAGCGTCGGCCTGTAGACTTTGACCGAGAAGTTGAATAGCTTGTTGAATTTGGGCTATTCCAGTAATCTCAGAATACCACTCATTACCCCTAGTGTCACCCCTAAACCTAACGCCGACAGCAACGTATTGATTCACTAGTGGAACCGGAGGTCCTGTATCAGGTGGCAAAGGATAGGCTATAGGAGCCTGACGGATGAACTGAAGCTGAACGGCAACTTGAGGAAGAGGTGACGTAATCTGAACTCTTGGGTCTAGTAGTACCTTAAAGTTTACCCCTAGTTGAGTCTGCTGCGGTTGACCTATTAGGCTCAAGGTTACCCCACCTACAACAGCAGGTGGACCTCCTAATGGAGTCACAGGCGCATAGGTAGCAATGAGAGGACCTAAAGGATTTTGAAGAGAATCCGTATTCCATCCTTTGTTGTCAAACCAAGACAACAAACTGTTTTGCTCTGCTAATGCTGTTAAGTAGTGATGCGGATTACCGAAGTATGACTTTCCTCTCGGTAGTTGATCAGCCCCTCTCTGAGGGTTAGCAGAGGATATAGCCGACTGAACCTGAGAAGAGTCGATGTTGATCGGTGTTATTGATTTAGAGGCAATCAAACGAGCTTGACTGAATTGGGTCGACAGGGCAGGAATTGTTCCATTCAAAAAGTTCTGGGTAGTTAGAACTCTATTGAGTAGACAATGAATGATAAGTCTCTTATCTACGACATCTAGACGATCGGTGATCGTGTAGAATATAGGACCTGTAAATATAGCTGGAGGAACAGAAGGGTAAGGGTAATCTGCTTGATAACCAGCAGATACTGTTACTATATCCCCTTCTTGAATCACAGCCTCATACAAATTAATACCCTTAGAAGGACCTGAGGTAATCGGTCCATCAGCGTTATAGATACAAATCTCTGCTTGCCAGAAGGCTGAGAATGCCATTTGAACTATATCAAAAGTGAATCTTAAAGACTCTGGCTCCCAAGTGTCTGAGGAAATAACTATAGGAATACCAGCTGAGCGTCCCTGAGATGGTGTCACAGTCAGTGAATACGCTCGACCAAAGAATGGCTTGGTTGATTGAGTAGGCATACGGGGCCATCCTGACGAAATCTGGGTTATCCTAGGGTGTACGTGCAAATTTTTAATGATATATCAATCATTAATTTTATGCACATAATTAACTATTCTACACTGAATCAGTAGGTGCAGTGACTGCGTGTGTATCCGCCCACCATTTTGTGTATAATGATATTATGACTGGGATAATTTACTACATCTTTCACATAGAGTCTGGAAAAGGTTATGTTGGTCAACACAACAAAATCAACTTAAACACTAGATTTAAAGCTCACTGCAAAGATAATCGGAGCAGACCACTATCTAATGCTATACGTAAGTATGGCGTAGACAGATTTATATCAGTTAGAATAGATATAGCGTATACTCAGGATGAGCTGGACGAAAAAGAAATATACTGGATAGACCGATTAGAGGCCCTATCTCCTGACGGCTATAACCTAACAACAGGAGGAAAATCCGGATGGGGGGTTTCTTTTGAGACTAAAGAAAAGATGTCAAGTAGACTCTTTTCTAACTCCCATAGAGAGAATCTGCGTAAGGCGGCTACTGGGGTAGTTCAGTCAGATGATCATAAGTTGGCAGCCGCCTTAGGCCACAGCAAAATGACTATAGAAACTATCAGATATATAAGAAACTCTCCACAGAAAAGTATAAAGTCATTATGTGAAGAACTCAAATTAACTAGAATAGTAGTTCACAAGGTAAGACACCGTCAGTCATTCAAGAGTGTAGTTTAGACCAATGGACTGTCTCCCCACCACAGTTGGAACCCTGTGCCTAGATTAGAGGCGTCTGGGTAGTCTTCCCCGCCTTGACCAGATTGACCACCATAAGGACCTTGACCGTAACCACCCTGACCGTACCCCTCTCCTGGTCCACCACTAGGAGTTGTGTTACCGGCATTGATAATGAAAGCACTACCTATCTTAAGGTACCTCTGTTGCTGCAATAGATTGGCGGCCGGATAAGTACCACACAGCAATGGAATAGAGGATATCAATAGATTGTTATTGACATCAGAGATAGACATAGCCCAGTAGCCGGCCATTTCATTGAAGTTAATAGCCAGACTGAGAGTCAGAGGAAGACCATCTACCTGCAACTGAACGCTAAAGGCCTGATTAGGGGAATTGGTAAGAGGCACTAATTGTAGACTCATAGCTATGAACCAACGTACGGAGTAAAGGGTACTTGACCTAAATTGTTACTACTTACACTGCCGGCTCCTGGAACATTAGGATACGTAGGTGTATCAGGCCAAAGTGTAGATGGTAGCGCGTTCTGCTCAATCTGAGCTGGACTAGGAGGAGTAGACTGTATAGTACCTCCTGAAGTATTTCCAGTAGTTTGAGGCCTAGATGAGGGAGGACTCTGAGAGCTAACACTAGCTGCAAGGATTTCCCCAAAACAGATAGTCGCTCTAAGTCCATGCAGGGTTTTGTTCGTGTCTGGAGCATCTAAGTCCTCCAAGAGCATGTTGTAGTAAGTGTCTAGTCTAGTGGTAATAGTCACTAGGGTTTTCGATGTTTGAAGACCCTTTAAAATCTGATAGGCCGATATGCTCTTAGTTGAAGAACCTACCCATATACCAGAGGTAAATGAAGCCATCGCATCAGACATTCCTATGTCCATCACTAACCTCGCCGGCAGTAAATAGGCGTGGTCTGAGATATTAGCCCCAGTAAGAACAGGGTGCTGTGTCTTAACGAGTCTTCTCTTGTGAGATAACCTCATTACTGCGTCAAACACATAGTTAATAGCAGGGGTCCCACCTTGATACACAGGAGCCGATATTAGGCTCCCAGACCCAGATACTACAGGGGCAGATGCGAGTATAGGGTTTCCTGTGGCTGGAACCGTGATAATAGTCAAGGCTGGTTTAGAGAACTGAGGAGGTGTCCATGTTGTTGATCCCATTAGAAGTGAGCTCCTGCTGCCGTCTGAGCCATCATAGACCTAGACTGCTTTATATGAAACTCTAGTAGGCTATCTGAGATAACCTTCTTAGATTCCTCAGCAGTCATATGAGGTGGAACAGTTACGTGTATCCCACCATTTACCGTAAGACCAGATGGTTCATAACCAGACTGAAAACCGTACTTCTGAACCTTAGCGATGTAGTCAGCAGGAGAAGCGCTCTTAAAACCACCGTAATTAGCTAAGGCAGCCGCCACATTACCGCGATTCTTCTTTAAGAGGTCTAATACTAGGAGCTCAGCCGCTAGGGTATTTTGCTTATCATCATTAGCATCTAAACCGTACTTAGACGCTGTAGACTGGAAAAGCTGATAACGACCAATGGCTCGCTCTTTGAGTGGACGTCCAAAGTTGTCCTTATCAGGACCAAGTATAGGCCTACCGTTGATATCAAATTGACGGTTACTAGATTCCACCATAGCTATACCGTGCATCAATTTAAGAAAACGAGGGTCAGCTAGGGCTACCTTTAAGTTATCTGGTACAACAAATTCACTACCAGTACGACGACGGGTTCCACCTAAACTGCCATCAAGCTCTTTTGGGGTACCATCTAAATCTGAGTTGTAACGTATAGAGCCTATGCCAAGGAGAGCCTTAGCGTCTTCTTTCTCCATCATACCCTCTCTAAGAGAGTCATTCCAGAGTTTAGAGCTTTCAGCCTTGTCTCCCTTTAGGTAAGCCATAGCAGAAGCCGCACTTAGAGCTAAGCTAGCTATACCGTGTAGGGATGTTTTAATAGCCACACTTCCAACATCAGAAAAAGCCTTAGCCGCGTCCACCAGATGCTCAAATGACTTAGCTAAACTCTCTACGCTGATGGTAGTAGTCTGAAGAGATTCATCACCAGTTAGAATACCAAGCAGGAGTTGGAAGTCCCCTGCCACCATCTCGATATTCTTACCCCAGTCCTTAGTGACGTCTACTGTGTCATTCCAAGCAGGTATTAGATCATCAGATATCTCGTCAGACCACTTAGGTATATTACCCATGAACCAGTCTGTTAAATGGTCCAAATTACTAAGTAGATCCCCGGACCCATAACCTAGCTTATTAAAGAACTTGGAGATTATTCCCATCCCCAAGACCTCTACTTCATCACCAAAGAACTTATATTCAGTTCTCAAGCCACGCATCGCCATAGTGGCGTCATTGAATCCAGGACCTAAAGTCTTACCGAGTTTGACTTCTTGCTCATATAGATACTGAAATCTCTTATTGAGCTCAGGATCATAAGCAATCTGATCAAGAGAGGCCCCGAGATCATCAGTAGCCATTGACATGGCACGAGCAGCATCTTTCCCCATCAGCATTCTCATGCCGAATAGACGGTACCGCTGGTCTGCCATCGCCGTCTTATCCATCAGAAAGATCATACCGAGTCCAAAGGAAGCAAAGGCTCCTACTATGGTACTCTCTAATTTAATAAAACCCCTAGCAGCACTGGTGACGTAAGAGTCTACAATCCTCTCAGAGCCCTTTAGAGTGTTATTGAATTTGTCAAATGAGGAGGTATCTACAGTAGAGCCTAGCTTTACGAGATAGGAATCAAGAATGTTTTCACTCATTTGTCCCTCTCATTTTCCTCTAACGCTCTAGCGTGGTTCTCAGCCTTAACATCCAATACCTCTATGATGTCAAGCAAGTCATCAACCGTATAGGTACCGTCAAAGGTCTCATGAAGCTTCCACATACCAGCTTCAACAGGTCTCATTAAGGTACTATTCAGCGTAGCATACTCAGCAGGAGTAAATGAGGTACCACTTACCCCTGCTGTTCTGACGACTTGCTTCCTACCAAAAAAGGTGAACAGTTGAACAAAATAGCCTCAGAGGTCAGTGTGAATACTGATCCAGCATCTTCACTGAGACTCTTATCTGCCCATTTCCCATCTGGAAAGAAAATAGCAGCAGGTAAACCATCCACTGGAGACAGAGAGGATACGAATGAAAGAACAGTAGCTTGAACATCATCAAACTCAGAATGAGATAGGTAGCCCAGAGCGGACAGCAACCCCTTACCATCAGGGGCCTTTGCAGCTAGAGAAGCAAATAACCAGCAAGCTCCTCTAGGGTCCATCTTTTTAATTCTGTAGGTTGTTTCCCCAAGCGTAATGTCTTTATGCGTAACTCTCGGTTCCATAATGATTCTCCTTGTCTGCGTGTTACTGACTAATAACGTTAGCGGCCATTAAGTGCCAAGTCAATGAAGCACCTGTGGGACCGTAGGGCTTTTCCGGAATCTTCAATGGAGAGATTCCTGTGAGGATGTGAGTTGCTCCTGATAGGGAATCGGCGATTCTAACAGCAGCAGCAGCGAAGGTTGTGGCGTCCCCAACGTCTAGATTGGTAAACTTCGTATTAGCCCAGTAGAGAAGAAATTCATGAAGAGAGCTGTTCTGCTGGCACTCCACTTGAAGAGAGCCAGGGGCACCTGCGACAGCACTAACCATCACCGTACCGTCAGCTGCTACGTCATGGACTGTCCTATCTACCGTATTTGAGATAGTTAGATGCTTGATACCCTCTTGTCCGCTGAACATGTAAGTTCCAACATCTGGGTCAGTAAAAGAACCTACAATAGCCTTGTAGGCATACGTGGTAGCCATAGTTAATCCTTTCCTTTTACCAAATGGTGGTATTAGACCTGTACGAGAAGCTCAACCGTAACGAAGTGTACAGCCCCTGCTTCGATTAGAGCTACATAGAATGGAGGCAGCTGCCTCAAAGTCACTAGCGCTGGGTTGGCAGCAGCCCAAGCATTATAGTTCTGAGTCAGCACAGCATAACCCGTCGGCAGTGGAGTACCGGCCGTTAGACCGAGAATAGTCTGACCCTCCCAGACACCAGAAGAAATAAACCCGATGTTTACCGCTGTGTCAAGGGCTTTCTCGATCGCTTGAATCATCATGTTCTGACCGGCTGGGTTCTGAGGAACCTTAGGTACAGTAGTCAAGAGATTCATGATAGAATACTGCATATTCGACACAAGGACGTCGAGATTGAGTATCTGATCAAGGAATACCGCCGGGGCCATCATGGTACCTTGCTCTAGAACGTTGTAAGCGTTCCCATAGTTTAGGTACAGATTCCCATTCGGTCCTGAGGTGGTATTGCTTCCCTCAATGTTTGCTATCTGAGTAGTCGACAGGTTCGGCTCAGTGTATACACCAACAAGAGGTACTCCGCCGCTGAACTTCTCAGTAAAGGCTGAATTAGCCAACTGAGTATTAGAGGCCATCATCTGACCCATAATGGCAGCTGTGAAGTAGACTTGATTAGGGTATAGTCCACTCTGAGTAGTGGACCACTGCATCCATGTTCTCTTAGAAGCAGCATTGAACAGAGTAAGGAATAGGTTGTTAGCTCCACCATTCTGAACAGCCGTGTCAGAACTGTTACCCATGTAAATAGTACCAGTCTGAGTAAGGGCCCAGGCCGAGATGGTTATGTGGTCAGCGTCAACTGCGCCTATACACATGAAAGGGTACCATGTGAAATTAGCGAGTCGGCAGGCTTGAGCAGCCTGGAGACATGTTTCACCAATGGCAGTGATGCTAACCGTGAGACCCGTACCCGTAGAAGGCGAGATAGCAGTAGTCGTCAGGCCAGTAGCCACAGAATAACCAGTGCCTTGTACAAGAACAGAGATAGAGCTAGGTACTCCGGCCGTCTCGGCGAGTATCTTACCAACTCCGTAGGTAGCACCAGCCTGAATGATATTGAAGGTATCACCTACAGCCCATGACGTGCCGGCTACGTCAATAACCGTAGTCTGAATAGCAGTCAAGTCTTGACGACCGATGTCCAGAGTCTGAGGCTGAGGAGACTGACTGAAATACATCTGAGCAGCAATATACTCAGGACTGGCTGCTGTAAACCCAGCCGTAAGCATAGACTGAGACCATGTAGCGGCTATGAAAGTCTGAACCCTTGAATTAGACCCGTAAGAAGGAATAACAGTTGAAGAACCGATGATAAGTCCAATATTGAACTTAGGGGCGGCTACTTGCGGAGAAGACGTAACCACGGTGATATCCGCGATAATTTGCAGTGGAAGAGTACTCATTTATTACTCCTTATGTTGTGGCTACAGTATCTGAAAGTAAACCGTCTTTGTTGTAGATCTTAACCTCAACGCTGCCGACCGTACCGACTGTGAAGGTTTCTGTTACTTGCTCATTAAACTCAACCTCTAAGTCGTTTCGTTCCCACCATCTAGCCTGAAAGTTATCAGGAACTCTTTGCGGTTGTTTAATTGAGGGGTTAACGTAAAGATTATTTCCCGCTAGAGATGCTTCCACGAAAGGAACCGTCACTAGACCAGCTACTACGGCCCTAGCTTTGTCTAGGCCATCCGGACCATAGAACGTCCAGAATACCTTCCATGCCCTAGTATAGATATCAGTGTAAGTGTACGTATTAGTGCCACTTGCTGATCCAACCACGTCTCTCATCCTGCTGTACTCTGTATCTATAGGAGTGCAGCGAACAGTAACCGTATCTACGTCTATTGGGGGCCCAGGCTGACCCTCTATCTGCCAGCCTATACGAACAGCGTAATATACATCAGGGTCCATAGCCGTAGCAGACTGAACTCCTGAGGCAGTAGCCGCGGCATTAAGACTAATAGTGCTGTTCACAGTATTGACGCCGTTTATAACAGTTCCAGCTGGGATACCTGTAGCTGTAACAATTAAGCCGGCGTATAGGTTGAGAGTACTATTCACAGATAGTACCGGCTGACCAGACACTAGAGTAACACTAAAAGACCAAGGTACCGTCAATAAGCCTAGCATCTGAGCCGTAATGACTTGAAAGATAGTCTGGATTTGAGCATCTGTAAGAGCGGTAGATGTTAGTTGGCTTCCATCAGGATAAGTAATGACTGACATTAGATACCTGCTTCTCTTATAGCTATAGCCTTCCAGAAGTTTCTGTTAGGGTATGGGCCTACCTTAAGAACTCGATAAGTCTGATAGTTCCAGAACATCTTGTCGCTGACCCATTGCTTAGTAGCACCGTAACCGCCTTGACCGTAGGTGGGGTTACTGTCTAGTTGAGTCTCATAGATTCTCTGCTGTGAATGAAAGACCATCGAGCCGGTAATCCTATCACCCTCAGGAACCATCAAAAGGTCCTGCTCAGAGGCTACTGACACCGTACCGTAACCAGGAATACTCACTTCAGTAGTTACCCAACCACCTAACTGAAAAGTGCCTGTTGATCTCAAAATAGTGTATGGTTCACTGAGAACACCGTCATTGAGTACCTCAGATAAGTCACTTACTTCACTCATCTGTGTCCTCCTTGACTACACTAGTTATAGCACCTTGCATAGCTGCGGTATCAATACCAGGGACTGATGACCCTTTAGCATCAATAGTTCTCTGAGCATTAGGTTGCCAGCCGTTTCTGGGGTCAGTGAACCACTTTTTAGAGGCATTTTCTCCAGCAATGCCGGCTCTCTTCAAGAACCTCTTAGCTCCTTCAGCATCCCCATCTAACTGAGCTTTATTAGCCTGAGCTAATTCATGAGATATTGCCTGTCTGTTACCATCGGCGACGATAGCAGGCTCAATGACCGGTCTAGCCGGCTGATGATTAGCTGGAGAACCCTTACTGAACACATATAGAAGTTCAGCGTTGTTGAGGGTTGAGGCTGCAGCAGCCGCGACCAACTTAGCTGTTTTCTTACCGTTCGCTGCCATCTTCAAGAGCTGCTGCTGTCGATCTGCTGCTGTAGTAGACGGAATGCCTACGTAGACAGCTTGACTACTGACTCTTTTTAGACTGGCTTGAAGATTTTTTT